CCATCAACGAAGTCGAGATCATCGAAGATGAAAAAAACGGCTGGACACGGTACAATCCTGATACGCCCGTTGAGGCGGCACCGATAGCAGAAAAGCCTGTGCGCAACAAGCTGACTCGCAAAGTGACCGATAAACCCGTCGAACAGCCCAACGAAGTCCCATCTTTTCTGACTTCGGTAAGCGACGAATCCGAAGGAAACTGAAATGGCTTATTCCGCTGGCGATCAGATCAACCGAGCACTCCGTCTGCTCGGTATTCTTGCCGAAGGTGAAACGGCGTCAGCGGCGACAAGTCAAGATGCTCTGGTTGCCCTCAACCAGATGATTGACTCGTGGAACACTGAACGTCTGTCTGTGTTCTGCACCCAAGATCAAGTTTTTTCATGGCCCTCTGGTGAGATCAAGCGCACCCTTGGTCCTACTGGTGACTTTGTGGGCAATCGCCCCATTCAACTCGATGACGGTACCTACTACAAAGCACCAAGCGGCGTGTCGTATGGCATCAAGTTCATCAACCAAGACCAGTACAACGGCATCGCTGTCAAGACATCGACATCGACGTTTCCGCAGGTCATTTTTGTCAACAACACCTTCCCCGATGTGGAAATGTACGTGTACCCTCGACCCACACAGGTCTTGGAGTGGCACTTCATATCGGTGCAAGAGTTGACGCAACCGGCCACGCTGGCGACTGAGTTGCATTTTCCACCGGGATACATGCGGGCGTTTGCTTACAACTTGGCAATGGAGATCGCACCTGAATTTGGTGTGGAACCAAGCCCGCAGGTACAGCGCATCGCCATGACAAGCAAACGCAATCTGAAGCGCATCAACAACCCATACGATGTGATGAGTCTGCCATACGCTGTGGTGGCAAACCGTCAGCGGTTCAACATCTACGCCGGTAACTTCTGATGAAGACACCCATCCTCGGATCATCTTACGTGGCCCGCAGCGTCAATGCTGCGGATGCCCGCATGGTCAACCTGTTTCCCGAGATCGTGCCTGAAGCTGGCAAGGAACCTGCGTTTTTGCAACGCGCCCCGGGATTGCGGTTATTGTCAACTGTGGGGGATGGCCCAATTCGAGGGTTGTGGACTTTCGGAAGCTATCTGTACGTGGTCAGTGGAAACAAACTGTACAAGGTAAACAGCAGCTACGTTGCCACCCTGTTGGGCACTGTGTCGGGCACCAGCGGTCCTGTCAGCATGGTAGACAACGGCACTCAGTTGTTTGTGGCTTGTGATGGTCCATCCTACATCTACAACGCCACCACGAACGTGTTTCAAGAGATCACCGATGGTGACTTTCCCGGTGCTGTGACGGTAGGCTACATTGACGGATATTTTGTATTCAATGAGCCAAACAGTCAGAAAATATGGATCACAAGTCTGCTTGACGGTACTTCTGTCGATCCTTTGGACTTTGCATCGGCTGAAGGGTCACCAGACGGCGTTGTCGGTCTGATAGTTGATCATCGTGAGGTTTGGGTGTTTGGCACCAACTCGGTCGAGGTTTGGTATGACGCAGGTACTGCCGACTTCCCGCTTCAGCGCATTCAAGGCGCATTCAATGAGATCGGATGTGCTGCGGCCTACTCAATTGCCAAGATGGACAATGGTTTGTTCTGGCTGGGCAAGGACGCCCGAGGTCAAGGCATTGTGTACCGCGCTAATGGGTACACGGGTCAACGCATTTCAACTCACGCTGTCGAGTGGCAAATTCAACAATACGGCAGCTTGTCCGATGCCATTGGGTACACTTATCAGCAGGATGGTCACAGCTTCTACGTGTTGATTTTCCCAAGCGCCAACGCGACATGGGTTTACGATGTTGCAACCGGTGCGTGGCATGAGCGTGCGGGATTCGTGAGTGGTCAATTTACCCGCCATCGCAGCAACTGTCAGGCATTTTTCACCAACGATGTCGTCGTGGGTGATTATGCCAACTCGAACATCTACGCTTTTGACCTTGACGTGTATGCCGACAATGGAAGTATCCAGAAGTGGCTCAGATCATGGCGGGCAATCCCCACTGGTCAAAACACACTGAAGCGATCAACTCAGCACAACCTTCAGCTTGACTGTGAGTCCGGTGTCGGGATCAACACGGGTCAAGGTGATGATCCTCAAGTAATGCTTCGCTGGTCCGACGATGGTGGTCACACATGGTCAAACGAGCACTGGGTGTCGATGGGTAAAATTGGACAGTATTACAGACGTGTGATTTGGAGGCGTTTGGGGATGACTTTGAAGCTGCGTGACCGTGTTTATGAAGTATCGGGAACCGATCCCGTAAAGGTATACATCATGGGCGCAGAACTGTTTGTGTCAGCAACCAACGCTTGATCATGGCAAGTCCACCGAACATCACCAACATCACGCCACCGCGAGTGCCGATCATTGATGATCGCACTGGTTTAATTTCGCGTGAGTGGTATCGGTTTTTTCTGAGTCTGTTCGTTTTGACGGGCGGCGGTCAAAACTACACATCGTTGACCGACCTTCAGGTTGGCCCACCGGGGGTGCAGGTCGATGACATCACCCACACCATCACCAAGCTGACGGAAAACGTAAACCCTTCGGGTGAGGCGATGCTGTCGCAGATTGCGGAACTGCAAAAGCAAGTCGAATCGTTGGGATTGCAGGTGCGCCCTGAACTGGGCACCATGTCTGAACTTCAGCAGGCCAATTTGCCTTGGGTGACGTTCGACAACACCCCGCAGGCGATGCCTGCCAACGTACCGGGCACCTTGTACTGGGATGAAGCTGACGGCAACCAAACTCTGAATCTTGTGATGGCCGGTGGTGTAACCACACAACAGATCGGCGAAGAACAGTATTACCGCATCAAAGCTGACTCCACCATCACCGAGGGTCAGGTCATCATGTTCACAGGCACCGTGGGTGCCTCGGGTGCCCTCAAAGGTGCCCCAGCCACAGGCTTGACAGCATCCACTGCTTTGTATGTCATGGGTGTGGCGACAGAGAACATTGCGAAAAATGGATGGGGGTATGTGACCTCTTTTGGTTTGGTGCGCGGTATCAACACCACAGGCGGCGCAGAGGCTTGGGTTGACGGACAGATTCTGTATCTCGACCCTGCTGTTGCGGGAGGCTTGACCAAGACCATACCCACAGCACCCAATCCAAAAGTGGTTGTTGCCGCCGTGGCTCACGCTGCCACAAACGGGTCACTGTTCATTCGTCCTGCGTTTGGTGGGAAGTTGGGCGATTTTGAAGGCGATGTGAACATCTCGTCGCCGGTCAACGGTGATCTGTTGATCTACGATGCCGTTCAAGGACGGTGGGAAAACGCCACATTGAATGCTGGCACCAATGTCAGCATTACAAACGGCGCAGGATCGATCACGATCAACTCCAGCAACCCCGGTGGCACGGTCACAAGTGTTGGGTTATCCGCACCCACCGGATTCTCTGTTGGTGGCTCCCCTGTCACAAGTAGTGGCACCCTTGCCTTGTCGTTTACTGCGGGTTATTCACTGCCCACGAACGCATCGCAAACAAACTGGGACACTGCTTACACCGACCGTTTGAAATGGGATGGCGGGAGCACAGGGCTGGTCGCATCAACTGGTCGCACATCCCTTGGTGCCACCACTGTCGGTTCCAATTTGTTCACGTTGGCTAACCCCAGCGCGATTACGTTTTTGCGGATCAACGCCGACAACACCGTGTCTGCCTTAGATGCGGCATCGTTCAGGACTGCGATTGGAGTGGGCGCTGGTGGCGGGACAGTAACGAGTGTTGCCACAGGGACTGGTCTTACTGGCGGTCCAATCACAACAACCGGAACAATTGATTTTTCCGTGGCTGCTGTTGGCACTTGGGCGGCAACTCCATCATCTGCCAACCTCGCAGCAGCGATGACCGATGAAACAGGGTCTGGGCCTCTTGTTTTTGCAACAAGACCATCCTTCACAACCACAATTGGCGTTGGTGCGGCTACGGCATCTGCGTCTGGTTCTGGCGTCAGCTTTCCAGCTACTCAGAGCGCATCCACTGACGCGAACACCCTTGACGATTACGAGGAAGGGTCGTGGACACCGACAACATCTGGGTTTACATTCATAGGCTCTGACACAAGCACTTACAGTTACATAAAGATCGGTCGAAATGTAACAATCACGGCTGTGATCGCGGCAACGACTTCTGTGACGATTGCGAACAACGCATACTTCACAGCACCCTTTGTGCCAAGTGGAGAAAGTTCTGGACTTTGTGTTTCCAAAAACTCAGGACTGTCGTGCCCTGTGGTCTTCTACAACGCTCTTGGTGGCATTTGTGTGTTCAAGGGCGGGGCCGCAGCTTCCGCATCGTATAGTCTCAATTTCACGTACACCGCATCATCTTAAAAGGAAATGGCATGACAACTCTGTCCCCGTCCCCCAAATTGCAATTCTTCGACGCGAATGGCGCTCCGTTGGTTGGTGGAAAACTGTACTCTTACGCAGCAGGAACCACTACTCCAAAAGCTACGTACTCGGATTATTCAGGTGGTACAGCCAACCCCAACCCCGTAATCGCCGATTCACGAGGAGAGTGTGCGGTTTGGATGGACAACTCAGCATACAAGCTGAAACTGACCGACTCGAACAACGTCGAGATTTGGACAGTTGACAACATTTACGCAGCAGGTGTGGAAGAACTCGCAGAACTTGCGTCATCGAACGGATCGGCATTGGTTGGGTTTACTCAATCGGGAACCGGTGCAGTTCTTAGAACAGTTCAAACCAAATTGCGTGAAGCAATCAGTGTCACCGACTTTGGAGCAGTTGGTGACGGTGTGACGGACGACACAACGTCGATTCAGAGTGCACTGAACGAGGCCAGCGGTCGAACGCTTCTTTTCCCATCGGGCACGTATCTGGTATCAAGCACACTGTCTGTCAAAACAGAAACCACGATGCAGGGTGATGGTGGTCGTGCAAGCGTTTTGAAAATCTCCTCTGGTTTTTCAGCATCGGCAGAACTGTTGCGCAATGAGGTGCAGACAGGCACATTGAACGCCTACTACGATCAGAACATTGAGATTAAGAATCTTGGGTTTGATGGAAACAACAACGTGGACAGAACAGGCCCGTTGATGTCTTTTGGAAAAGTTCTCGGGTTGTTTGTTGACAATTGTTCGTTCAAGGACAACAGCTACTTTGCAATAGCAATTGGCGCGAACAAGAACGTGTGGGTGACGAACAGTTCGTTTGTCAACATGGGTCGCCCACGTCCATCCGTGGTCAGTGCACCAGCCATCTGGTGTGATTCTGGCGCATGGGGTACACCATACGACATCAATGTTGTCGGCAACTACTTCAAGGACAACCAGTGGTCTGCCGCATACTTCATGCCGACCGGTGGTTTGTTTGCCGACAACTATTGCGAGGGTAATGGCGAATCGACCGTGTTCTCCAACAACAACGGCGGCAACATCCGGTATGTGAACAACTACATCACTGGTGCCACTCGTTCAAACATCTCTGCGTGTGGTATCGAAACCGGCGCAAGCGGTATTGTGATCAGCGGCAACATCATCAATGCCTGTGGTGACTCCGGTATTGCGATGACAGACGTGGACTCCGCGATTGTGTGCGACAACATCATCACGAACAACGGCCAAGAATCCGCATACTTCACGCAAGGCTCCGGTATCGCAATCCTTACGACAAACGCGACACCCAACATGCCGAAGAATATCCGTATTCACGGCAACCGTATTGCCGACCGTCAGGGTGTCAAAACTCAATTTGCTGGAATTGCAATTGGTGGAACTGGAGATGCGGTCAGTGATGTGGCCATTCATGACAACGACCTGAAAGACCAAGGGACATACACCATTTACATCCAGTCAGGGAAGTGGGGCGCTGGTTCTTACACCAAGGACAACATTGACAAAGATGGCGTATCGTATGCGTTGCGTATGGTTCAGTTTCAAGTGGCTGGCGCTACCGGTAATCAATCCATCACTGGTGTTGGGTTCCGTCCTCGCGCTATTGAGATTTTGGCAACCCTTGTTTCTGGAACACAGTCCTACCAATCCATTGGCACCTACGATGGGGTCAACGCTCATGCGAACATCACGGCAGTTGATGCCTCTGGTCGATCTGGTGGAATCGCATCTGGTGTTGTCATTCGCATAACGGACTCTGGCGGCACCACACTCGCCAACGCATCACTTGCGAGTTTCGACATCGACGGGTTCACGATAAACAATTCAGTCGTGACAGCACGCCCTTGGTGCATTGCAAAATGCTATCCGTAACGAGCAGACAACGAAAGGTCCATCATGACGGTCACCGTTAAAAACATCATCCCCGGTAAATCTGCCGAGGCATCTCAGACTACTCAGTACACAGCGAACGGTGTAACGACGATCATCGACAAGTTCACGGCGACGAATTACAGCGCCAGTGCTGCGACGATCTCAGTGAACCTTGTGACAACCGGGGGCACCGCAGGCAACGTCAACTTGGTCACCAAGACCAAAACGCTTCAGCCATCCGAGGTTTACACGTTTCCTGAAATTGTTGGTCAGGTGCTGAACCCCGGTGATTTCATTTCCACATTGGCCGGGACTGTCAGCGCCATCAACATTCGCGCCTCTGGCCGCGAGGTGACCTCATGAATGTGACATACGGTAAGGGGTTTGAGCCAGCAGTTCCGCAGTTAATGCGTCAAAAGGTGGACGCGCTTCAGACAGAACTGTTGAAAATGCCTCAATACCAGCCCGACACCAAGCATTATTTCCACGGCGGTATGTACTGCCGTGAAGTATTTCGACATGCTGGCGTGTTGGTTGTCGGCAAGGTTCACAAAAAAGAACATTTCTACCTGATCGTGTCGGGCACTGTTGCCATTACAGACGGGGAGGGTAATGTCGAGCAGGTCACGGGACCACACATGTTCTCAAGCAAGCCGGGAACCAAGCGGGCAGTGTATGCTGTCACTGACGCGCTTTGCATGACGTTTCACGCAATCGGGGTCACCACCGTCGAGGAAGCCGAAGCCGAACTGGTTGAGGAAGAAGCCGACTGCGGGTATGATCCGGGTAATCTCATTAAACATCAACCAGTCGAGGTGCTGCCATGACATTTTGGGTAGCTGGTGCTGTCGTAGGCAGCGCGGTAATTGGTGGCATGGCCTCTGGCGAGGCTGCGTCCACTCAAGCGGCATCTGCTGATCGTGCCGCCGATCTTCAATACAAGCAGTGGCAAGAGTCTGTCGCTCTGCAAGAACCGTGGCGAAAAGCCGGTGAGCAGGCGCTGAATAAACTCATTCCGCTGACGGACTATAAGAACTTCAGCATGTCTGATTTTCAGGCTGACCCGGGTTATGCGTTTCGCATGTCCGAGGGGATGAAGGGTCTGGAGCGATCCGCTGCTGCTCGTGGCGGTCTGTTGTCGGGTGCTACTCTCAAAGGCATCCAGCGATACGGTCAAGACCTTGGTTCGCAGGAGTACATGAACGCATTCAACCGGTACCAGACTGAACGCGCTGCCCGACTCCAACCACTGCAATCGCTGGCTGGTGTGGGTCAAACCACGGCGCAGCAGATCGGTCAATCCGGTATGCAGATGGCGTCCAACGTGGGCGACATTCAACAATCTGGTGCAGCCGCACGAGCCTCCGGTTACGTGGGTCAAGCCAATGCGCTGACGGGTGCTTTGAACACCGGCCTGAATTACTATCAGGGTCAGCAGATGATGAATCGACTGGCTCCTGCCGGTGGCGGTTACTCGTGGCAAACTCCAAACTACGGTGTAGGTATTGACGCATCGTCTGTACAAGGATAAATCATGCCAATCAATCCAAACATCGCGCTGGCTGTCAAAGGCATCGAACTGCAAGACCCACTGGCCCAGTACGGTCGTGTGGCTGCAATCCAAGGTGCCCAGCAACAGAACCAATTGGCCCAGATGCAGATGC